CTTTGCGGAGCGCACCCAGGGCATCGACCGCCCGCCTCATGTAGTCGCGTGCCATCAGCATCGATACTTGCGCGTTTTCGGCAAAATGCGTGACCTCGTTGTGAACCGCGGCCTCGACATCCGGCCCGAAATCTAATCCGGCCACGTGATAGAGGCCAGCAGTCACCGCCCCGGCGAGGAGCTCGCGCTGGTTCTCCTTCAACTTTTCCGCCACCGCGTGAACCGCGGCGAGGCCCGGGCCATTGACGAAATCTTTCAGCCGATCCTTGAGGCTTCCGGCGCCGCGGCCAGGCTTGTCGCTGCCGCCGTCGCCGCCGCCCGAGGTCCACCGGCCTTGATCGTCGCGCGGCTCGTCCTCGCTGTAGCGCAACAGCCGCTCGGCCCTGGCGAGCTCGACCCGCATTCTCTGGTGCGGCGTGAGATGCGCCATCGCCGCGGCGCGGACCTCCGGCCATTTCAATGCGGAAGGCAGGATTTCAGCAGCATGTCGAGCCGCTCGTCGTTGTTCGTTATCAGACGGTCGAGAAACCACACTGCAACTCCGATGCCGAATGCGTTGAGAACAAAAAGACCGAGCACCGGGTTAGTGCTGATCGCTATAATAACGCGCTCAATTGCCGCACTGATACTCGCATAAGCTGGCATATTACCCGCCTTTTATTACTAACATTTAACGCAATATTCATATTTTCTATTTCATTTCTCTTGCATATCTCACTCAGTTGCCCTATATAGAGATCGTCAAGGACGGGCCGGACGTCGTAGACCTCGCAGAGACCGCCGGCCCCGATCGAACCGAAACCGCTAGAAGGGCACGAGCCATGACGCGGGATTAGGGAGAAAGCCAAACCCCAAAACCTGGAGTAATGAAAATGAACAACGCAACGAAGACCGTTTTGCACTGGATGAACGAAACCCGCACCGGCACCGACGCTGCGCTAGCCGAGCGGTTCTTGGCCAAGCAGTTTCCCGAGGCCGGCCCGGTGCTAGTGCCTGAGACTGAGGTTTTTACCCTCGCATCGCTACGGCGAGCCTGACGCGAATTCACCGGCCGGGACGGAAGGCTGCAACCTTCCGCCCTGGCCTAACCTGATCCACGAACCGACGGGTGTTAATCCATGAACCAAGCTGCAAAAGTAGTACGACTTCCCTCCGCCAAGCCGCAAGCCCCGAGCAACAAGCACCGCCTCGGCAAGCGCGCAGCTCGCGCTATTCGCCGGCAGAGCCTCATCGCCGGCACGATCGGCCTGGTCGCAGTTGCGATCACGGCCCTCTCGCTGCACCACCTGGCGACCGGCGTCGAGCTGGTCACTCACTCGACCACCTGGGAGGCCTGGGCGATGGCGGTCGGCATCGACATTGGCTTCGTTGCCACCGAACTCGGCCAGATCGTGATCGGCGAGAAGCTCCGCAAGCGGATCGCGGTCTACCTCAAGGCGACGATCTTCGGCACCCTCGCTGCCTCGGCCGCGATGAACGTCGGCGCCTTCGCCTCGCACGCCGACGGCTGGATGCTCTACCCGGCCGTGCTGATGGGCCTCGCGATCCCGGCGCTGATCTACCTCTTCACCCGGATCGGCGCCGGGCTCTACATCGACTGCCACGCCCGAAGCGCTTAAAAAAGATGAAGTTGATCTTGACACGGCCGCGAAAGCTTTCGCGGCCGTCCTGTTTTAGCAACCGGGCGAAGCTTGATGCGCTTCAGTCTCAGAAATGGTTCGAGAACAGCATAAGCTGCTCTCGCCTTTTTCCCTGTAATCTCCCATCGCCATTGCTGTTTCCAATGCGGTTTTTGCGGCGCTGCTTGTTTTTTGGCGGCGCCACCTAGCACAGTCGCAAAAAGTTGCACAGACTTCTCATCCGTCATGTTAACTTTCATTGCCAATCGTTGATCTTTTCTACCACGACCGTGTCGATGGTAGCCAATATGGCCTTCCGATAAGATGACTGTCCACCGAATAGTTTTAATCAGTTTAATTGACTAACTGCAAGAAAATCACGCGATCAGCGCGTCGATATCAATTGGCTTGGCTTTCTCACGGTCCCGCGCGCGCAACCCCATCGCCATCACCAATGCCACCGCACCGTCTATTCTAAATCGAGCTTTCGCCTTGTCGAGCTTCCGATTGCCGGCTGGGTCCATGCTCGCGACCGCGTTCGCCATGTTCCAGTTGAGCACGGGATTATTCGGATGAACCAGCTTCTTGTCCACGACCGCTTGCTCGAACGCATCGATCGACGGCGCCATATCTTTGAACCCTTGACCGTGATCTACGCACCGCAGCCCCATCCCGCGCTCGCGCGGCAGCCCGTCATTCTCGGAGCTTCTCTCGCGGTAGGCCGCGAGCCCGATATCGTCGAACTCGCGCAGCAGCACGTCCATCCGCCACCGGTCGTAAGCCAGGCCCTTGACGCGATAGTGCGCCTGCAGCTCAGCGACCTTGCGCGCCACGACCTCGGGATCGACGCTGTTGCCTGGACTCGTGAGAAGGTGCCCGTTCTGATGCCACGCCCAATAGCGGTGATTGTTGACGCCGAAATCCCGATCTGAATGTTCCGCAAGGGTATCCGCCGGCTTCCAAAAGAACGGCACCACGCGCGCGGGATCTGAGGCCGAGATCATCACCAGCGCCGTAAGGTCGAGCGTCGCCGAGAGGTCGAGCCCGAGGTAGACCTCCTCGCCATCGGCAATTGTGGCGTCACCGACGCAGTCCATCCAGGTCTGCCGCGCGATCAACGTGGCGACCGGCGCGACCCTTTGATTGAGGAAGAGGTTTCTAACTTTGGGCTCTTCGGAGGGGAGGCGCGTGGCCTTCCTGATCGCCGTTGCGAGGTCTTCGCGGTCGCGGAAATCGTCGAGCGCCGGGTTTGCTTTTTTCCACTGCGTTTCGTCTTCAAGATCACAGTCCTCGTCTGCTGCATAGAGATGGCAAATGATGCTCGGGTCTGCCCCCGATATTCCATCGTCAATCAGTTTCGAAAGTATGTGTTCAGGATCGTTGGACTGCGTTGAGATGGTGATGAACAACGGCTCGTCCCGCGCGCCGAAGCTCGTGTCGAGGACGTCGTAAAGCTCGCGCCCCTTGGCCTGGGCCAGCTCGTCATAGATCACCACGCTCGGCAGATAACCGTGCTTCGTTCCCGCCTCGGCCGAGATCGCGCGGTAGACCGAGCCCGTGCCAGGCGCAACGATCGTCTTGGTCGAGGGCACAAGCTTCACCGCGTTGAGCAGCCTCGGATCTTGCTCGATGAGCTGCCGGCAAAACTTGTAAACGATGCTCGCCTGGTCGCGATCGTTCGCCGCGCTGTAGATTTCACCGCGTGCCTCGCGCTCGGGCCCGATCAGATGCGCAAGTACCAGGCCCGCAATCAGGGCCGTGTTGTGGGTCGGCGTGAACCCTTCCCCGGCCAGGAACAAACTCGACGGCGAATCGACCTGAATGCAGCGCACCGGTACGCTCTCGGTCGGTTCAATCGCGGTGATGTAATTGCGCGCGTTGCGCGTTCGCTGAGTTCGCGGCTTGAGCCGTGCGCGTTTGCGAGCGAGCTTGAAGACCGGTCTGTCGGCATAAGCCCAGAATTGAACCCGATGGCGCGGGCCGTAATCAACACCGTAAAGGCGGGAGCGATCGATCGTAATCGTTGCCTTGAAACCGAGTCCGCGAACCAGTTCAAGAACATCGCGCGCCAGGCGTTCAACCGTGCTGACAAATTCGCATTGGCCAGCCGCGGATACATGACCGTCAGTATCCATCAAGCCTTGCAGCAGCGCCATGCGCTGTGCAGCAGCGGCTCGCTGATATTTGCTTGGAATATGCTTGTCGTTTAGAACGCCCAAACTGCGCAGAGATTTTTGCGTGCAAGTCTTTTCCCGGTCACGGACGCCATCTGACAGCGACCACCATGTGCAGGTCTCACCATCTTTTTGACGTCGAACCGGAATGCCTTCGGCTGCAACATACTCGAGGATTTCATGGTCGCGTTCAGACGAGCAAACTCGCGCACCATCAGTCGAGCCGTCGCCGAGCCACACGCCAAGCGTATAAGGCGGCACCAATAACAATCGCTCGCGGCATTCGATCTGTCGCGCAATATCGACAGAGTAGTTTCGTTCGATGCGATCGGCGCGGCTATAGGGCAGCACAACATCATCGAGCATCTGCCCGGTCGTCAGCGTTAGCCGCCGATCATGCCGGCTACGACTATAGACTGTCCATTGATGATCCGCGTCCGCAACGATGCTGGTGCCGTCGGCAAAATGCACCTTGAAGCAGTGGCGATTGAACTGCACCGGCGTCGCGAACGTCACGCGACAAGGCGTTCCAGTCTCATCAAAAAGAACGTCGCCTTCTCGAATTTCGCCCATCGTGACCCAGCCGTTTGGCGTCGGGATTGGCGTGTCGAGCGCTAACGCTTTTCCGTTCTTGCGCGCGACGCTCAATATCGCCCGGCGCACCGCGCGTCGACCATCGCGATAGTGGGGCTGGTAGATGTCGTTGATGAAAGCCTTCTGCCACTTGGCGAGGCGAAAATTCTGGCCCTGGCCGTGACCGCTCGGCACGCGCAGCGCCTGGATGAAACGGATCACTTCCTTGGCGCGCTTGCGCCCTTCCGCCGTCCGCTTCGGCAGCCGCACAGCAGACCGCGAGAGCAGCGGCGCGCTGCCCTCAGTTGAAACTTGAACGTCCACTTGGTTATCCGATGAGGCCGTGGAACGGATTGTCCTCGGGGCCGCCCGCGTTTGGTTGAGTGATGCGCGTTCGGGCCGCCGGTGTGAAGCCAAACTCCGACGCGTACCGCAGCATCTCGAAGGCCATGCGGCGCGAGATGCGAACCAACGGGTTCTCGATCATCTCGCCGTCCTGCCCGTTCTTGATCAGGAGGCCGAGCATGAGCGGGTCCCTTGCGCGCACACGCGCGAGCGCGTCCTCGGCCTCGAGCCACCGGCAATAAGACACGCAATAGGCCGCGAGCACCGTGAGGTCGGCATTGGTCAGCAGCCTGTCCCGGTGCAGGCCCGGCGCGACGCGACGCCACTCCTCGGCGCCGGCCCCGTAGAGATGCGCCGGCGGCCCGGGAACGTCGGCCGCGATGTCCGGCTGCGGCTCGTTTTCGTTGATCGGACGCCGCTGCGGGTTACCCTGCAGCAGCCGCAGATGGGTCGGCGTCGGTTTGCGTCCTCGCTTCATGGATTCTCTGTGCTTTCTCGCCGGTGAAATTCTGCCAGCGTTCTATCGTTACATCGCAATAGGCCGGCTCGATCGCCGTCATCTCCGCGGCGATGATCGTTGTGCCCGAGCCAAGGAACGGATCATAAACCGCTTGCCCCGGCGAGGAGTTGTTCTCGATCGGTCGCTTCATGCACTCGACGGGCTTCTGGGTACCGTGATGCGAATGCCCCTCGGGTTTGAAAAAACCGATTTGCGTGTTGATGTCCCAGACCGTCATCTGGCTGCGATCACCGCTCCAGTGACCGGACCTGCCATTCTTCACAACATACCAGCATGGCTCGTGCTGCCAATGATAATCGCCGCGACTGATGGCGTGGAGCTGCTTGCGCCAGATGATCTGCGAGCGCGCGGCAAAGCCGGTGGCCTCCAGGCTCTGCAACGTGGCAACGCAACGCAAGCCTGAGTGCCAGACATAGGCTACATCGCCGGGAAACAGTGCCCACGCTGCGCTCCAATCCGCCTGATCATCCGCCGCAACCTTGCCAGTGGCGCGTTTGGCCTTGGGCCAACAAACAATCTGCGCCTCATCGCGCCAGGCGGGATCATACGCCACCCCATACGGCGGATCAGTCACCATAAGATGTGGCGCCACGCCGCCGAGCGCCTTCGCCACGTCCTCGGCGCTGGTCGCATCGCCGCACACCAGCCGGTGCCGCCCGAGCTGCCAGACCTCGCCACGCTGCACCACCGGCACTGCCGGCGGCTCGGGCGCCTCGTCGGGATCTGTGAGCCCGGAGTTCGAGCCCGTCAGCCGCACCAGGTCGGCCTCGGAAAACCCGATCAGTGGCAGATCGAAGCCCATCGACGCCAGGTCAGCGACCTCGACTGTCAACAGCGCCTGATCCCAGCCGCCGTTATCGGTCAACTTATTATCGGCGATCACATAGGCGCGCTTCTGCGCCTCGGACCAGCCACGAGCGACCGTGACCGGGACCTCTCCTATGCCTAACCGCGCCGCAGCCAGCACCCTCCCGTGCCCAGCTATGATCATCCCGGTCTCATCCACGAGCACCGGCACCGTCCAGCCCCATTCACGGATCGACGCCGCGATCTGCGCCACCTGCTCGTCGGAATGAGTCCGCGCATTGCGCGCGTAAGGCACCAGCGCCGCGACCGCACGCCGCTCGACCTGGTCCGCCGGCCAGGGGTTGACTGGCATCAAGGAAGACTTGACACTGTTGTGCATGACTACAATCGATCAGCGGAAGTCGAATCCCAGAAAGTCGAAGCTCTCGGATCGTGAGAGAGTTGAGTTACATCAATTGATTGAGACAGGTCGCCAGATGGGTTTCACTGCGCGGGATATTTTAGCGATGATTGATCCGGTGACGTGCGTTTGGTGTGGGTTGGCGTCTGTGTATTGGGACAGATGCCGTGATCCGAAATGCACAAGGCGACGGCCGAATTTTTCTCTAAACGAACCTAGGACTTAATCATGGCCTTGATGATGGGAAATCTTTATGCCGCCCTCCGGCAGGCCAATGTACCAGATGACAAGGCTCGCCAGGCGGCCGAGGAAGTCGCCGAGTTCCAGACAAAGCTCTCCGCCATCGACGGCCGCCTCATGCTCCTGCAGTGGATGGTCGGCTTCAATCTGGCCTTGACCGTCGCCATCGTCGCAAAACTTTTTCTTGGCTGATCCGACAATCGCGCTTAACCACCGCCGAGCCCCAAAATCCTAATTCGCGGGCGTTCTCGCCGAGC